TAGTTAGGAATAATATGGGTACAAGAAATGAAATGTCATCGCCGATTGGGCAGCCTAATGCCACACCTGGTCCGTTTTTGGCAAAAGTAGTTGGACATCTAGACGCAATTTATATGGGCGGCATAGAGGTTGAAATTCTAAGAATATCAGGTAGCGAACCAGTAGCAGGGCAAGTAATTCCGGCAAAATATATGTCACCGTTTTACGGGATTACTCCAAAAAGCAATAATCCTGAAGAAGATGAAAGACAAAGTTACGGTATGTGGATGGTTCCACCTGATCCTGGGTCAACCGTTATTGTATTTTTTATAAATGGTGATGTAAAACGTGCATATTGGATTGGTTGCGTACAAGATGATCATATGAATTTTATGGTTCCAGGCATAGCAGCTACAAAATTTAATACAGCTGATGACAAATCTAGATTGCCGGTTACTGAATATAATAAGACTAGTAAGAATACAGGAACTGATTCTACTAAATTTAAAAAACCAAAACATCCATTTGCAACAGTCTTAGAACAAGGCACAGAGGGCGGTGGCTTAATTAAAGATGACATCCGTGGTATTACAACTAGCAGCTCACGCCGTGAAACACCAAGTATGGTATTTGGTATTTCAACTCCTGGACCCCTTAACAAAAGTGGAAAGCAAGGTACGATTGGTAAACAAGATCATCCTATAAAAAACGCTTATGTAACAAGACATGGCGGATCTACATTTGTAATGGATGATGGTGACGACAAGTATGTTAGGGAAAAACCTGCAAAAGATGCCGCGCCTAAATATATTGCAATTGAACAAGGCGAATCAGCAAAAGATTATAGTACCCCGCATAATGAGTTAATCCGTATTAGAACACGCACTGGACATCAAATACTGTTACATAACAGTGAAGATTTAATTTACATCTCACACGGTAGTGGTAATTCTTGGATTGAAATGACAGCTAACGGAAAGATTGATGTGTATGCTAAGGATAGTATTAGTTTTCATACAGAAACTGATTTTAATTTCCATGCCGGTCGAGATATAAATTTTCAAGCAGATAGTAACATAAATTTTAAAGCATTAAAAGAAATGCATATTGAAACTGGTGAAAATTTTACAATCAAAGCAACTAAAGATGGCAACATTACTATTGGTGGAAAGTTTGATTATGCAATTACTGGCGATTTTGGTGTTAAGGCAGCGAATACTGCTATAGATGGCGGTCAGATACATTTAAATTCAGGAAAAGCAACGTCAGTAGCAGCAAAACCATTAAAGATACATGTATTACCGACTGACGTAAAAGATAAAACACTAAATTCAATAATGATGCGTGTACCGACACATGAACCATATCCGCAGCATGAAAATTTAGATCCAGAAAAGTTTAAATCACCGGTAACTAATCGAGATGGTAAAGGCAGGACTGAAGGTACTAATGAAGAAATGAAAACACCACCAGAAGCATGGACCAAATACACAATAGATACAGACACGTTTGAAAAAATTAAACCACCGGAAAAAGACCAATGACAGACTTATATACAAGAATAAAAATTCCTGCAGTTTTAAAAAAACAGAATGACATAGTTAAACCAAAAACTTATAAAGGATTTAGTACTGTAAGTAATAAAACTGAGCATTTCAGTTTGTATGATTTTGAACTTATTAAGCAGGATATTTTAAATCATTTTCATGTACGCCAAGGTGAGCGAGTAATGCTTCCTCGATTTGGTACTATTATATGGGACTTGCTATTTGAGCCATTAACTGAAGATATTAAAGGGATGATTAAACAGGATGTAGAAGCAATTATTAACTATGATCCTAGAGTACAAGTATCAGATACAAATATCTCAACATATGAAAGCGGTATATCTATTGTGTTCTCTCTAACATACACTCCATATAACCTTACAGAACAAATTAGTCTGCGATTTGACCAAACAAATGGCTTAATAGCGTAATAAACTGCGCGGTTAAAATTTTCAATAAATACCTTTATTAGGACAACAACATGAGTGCAACTGACAGACAAAATAGATTACTAGTAACGGAAGATTGGAAGAAAATTTATCAATCTTTTAGAAACGCAGATTTTCAAAGTTACGATTTTGAAAATTTACGTCGTGTAATGGTTGATTATATTCGCCAAAATTATCCAGAAGACTTTAATGATTATATTGAAAGTTCGGAATACTTAGCATTACTTGATGTAATTGCATTCTTAGGACAAAGTGTAGCATTTCGAGTAGATTTAAACGCTAGGGAGAATTTCTTAGAATTAGCAGAACGCAGAGAAAGTGTTTTGCGATTATCAAGATTGATTAGTTACAACGCCAAACGCACAACTGCTGCATCAGGATTAATGAAAGTAACTTCAGTACAAACTTCAGAAAACATTCTTGATGGTAATGGTCGAAACTTATCAGGACAAGTAGTGTCGTGGAACGATTCATCTAATGATAGTTGGTATGACCAATTTATTAAAATTATGAATGCAGCAATGCAGCCTACACAACAATTTGGCAACCCATCAGATAAAGCTACAATTTACGGAATTCCAACTGAACGATATAGATTAAGTTCAAATTCAACAGGCGTGCCTGTTTACTCGTTTACTAAAACAGTAGCTGGTAAAATGATGACGTTTGAAGTAACTAGTACTACATTCTCTGGTAAGGATTTTATTTACGAAGAAACTCCAAAAGACAACAATCAGCTTTCTTGTATTTTTAGGAATGATGGAAGAGGATACGGCAGTGCAGGATCAGGGTTCTTTTTAAACTTTACACAGGGTACATTAGCATCTAGTCAATTTACAGTTGATCAACCAAGAAGCAATGAAATTATCGACGTTGGCACAACTAATATAAATGAAACTGATGTATGGTTATATCAGTTAGATAAAAACGGTGCTGAATTAGATGAAAATTTGTGGACTAAAGTTCCTAGTGTTGAAGGTAATAACATAATTTACAATAGTGTTAACAAAAGTATTAAGAATATTTTTAGTGTTATAACTCGTGCAAATGATGCAGTAAGCTTGTCGTTTAGTGATGGCACGTTTGGAAACAAACCGTTAGGAACATTTAAAGTTTATTATAGAACTAGCAATGGTGTTTCGTACACTATTCATCCTCGCGACATTAGAAATGTGTCGTTATCGGTGCCGTATCTTTCTAATACCGGAAAATCGGAAACATTAACGTTAAACATGTCTCTTGCATCGTCGGTTTCAAATGCAGAATCAACTGAATCTAATGCAAGTATTAAAGCAAATGCGCCAGCTACGTTTTATACACAAAACAGAATGATTACAGGTGAAGATTATAACATTTGCCCGTTAAGTGCTAGCCAACAAGTATTAAAAGTTAAAGCAATAAACCGTGCATCAAGTGGAATTAGTAGATATTTTGATTTAGTTGATCCAACTGGAAAGTTTAGTTCAACTAATTTATTTGCTACAGACGGTGTAATATATAAAGATGTGTTTAAATCGTCTGTTAAGTTTTCGTATACTAATAAAACTGATATACAAGGTATAATATATAATACATTAAGCACTATTCTTAAAAAAGCAGGGATACGTAATTTTTATTATATGAATTATGCGTATGCAACAAATTTATCATGGAATGAATTATGGTCTACTGCAGGTGATACTTCTACCGTTAATGTTGCTGCTGATAAATTGGCATATATGACAGTTGGTACATTAATTAAGATATCTATTGATGGTATTAATACATTATGGGCAACTATTGTAAAAGTTGTAGGAAATCAAATAACCAGTAGTGTTGCATTACCAGCAGGTTCCGTTATTATACAAGTAATACCTAGATGGAGAACTAGCTTAGAATCAAGTGTTATTACTACTATGATTGATTTAATTTTTGAAAATAAATCATTTGGATTATCTTATGATGCGGCTACCCAATCTTGGATAATTGTATACGAATCAAATTTAAACTTAACTTCTACGTTTGATTTAAATTCACAAAAAAATAACACAAACAAACACTTAGACTCTAGTTGGATGATATCATTTACTACTGATAACGAATATTATACAATTGAAAACCGAGAGCTTCGCTATATTTTTGAAAGTGATAAAGAAATTCGATTTTATTTTGATAGCAGTGAAACTGTGTATAATAGCGTGTCTAGCTCAGTAGTACAGGATAAGATTAATATTTTAAACATTAACACATTACCATATGATAATTTTGCGTCATTTAAGAATGATCTTAAATGGGATATTGTTTCAGAGTATAATGGATTAGACGGGTATATAGATAACAAAAAAATTGTAATAACGTTTGCTGATTCTGATAACAACGGAGTTGTTGATGATCCGGAGTTATTCGAACAGGTTGTCTCTCCAGACACTTATGTTGTTCAAGAACGATATTTAATTTCGCAAGGTCAAGAAGATTATCGATATGTAGATAACAATAATGCAATTGTATTAATTTGTAATAATGTATTTGAAATAAGTCCTGTACCGGGGAAATATTACTATGTTAAAGATGCAGGTATTGTGTTGAAATGCTCAGATGCGTCAGTATTAGAGCCGTCACTAGATTACAAAGTATATAATGGTCGCGATAAAATCAAATTCCAATATACCCATAATGCTAGTTACAATTCAAGAATTGACCCAAGTGCAAGTAATTTTATCGATGTATATGTGTTAACAAAAGGTTATGACATTGAAATGCGCCAATGGATAAACGGATCAATATCTACTAAACCGCTCCCGCCGGGTTCAGACGAACTTTATAAT